AAGATATGGGTGAAAATGCATTCTCTAGTTATCAAGCAGAACTAAAATGGCTTACAACAAGCCAGGCAAGACTGAAATTTCTTGCAGCAGAAGCGATAAAAATGGCTGAAACAGGCAGTACCTTGATATTGGTTGATCGTATTCAGACGGGAGAGATGTTACAATCATTTATACCGGACTCGATTTTCATTTCTGGTAAAATGAAATCAAAAGATAGAAAAGAAGAATATAAAGAAGTTCAGGAAGTAGATGGAAAGATCATTATTGCTACGTTTGGTGTTGCGAGCACAGGTATCAATATTGTTAGAATTTATAATTTAATTTTATTTGAGCCTGGTAAAAGTTTTGTTAGGGTGATCCAAAGTATTGGTCGTGGCATTCGTGTTGCTTCTGATAAGACTCACCTGAATGTTTATGATATTTGTAGTAATACCAAATATAGTAAGCAGCACTTAACAAAACGAAAGAAATTTTATAAAGAAGCAGAATACCCATTTACTGTTAAGAAGGTAAATTATTAATGAAAATTGAAACGCAAATATCATACGGATTCGTAGATTTGTTAAATACATTCTTCGAAGCTAATAAATTAGAAGTTAACTGTCTGGAAAGAGACAATTATCCATCAAATTTAATAACATTGATATATGAAGATGATTCGGAAACAGCAATGAGCATAACTCTTATGTCATATAGAAACCTCGGATTTGATAATATGTTATGTGATTATTTGATCAAATGTGGTGTACCACCAAATAGGATTGCTATTGGTAGGGTAGATATAACGAGGAATATGAAAAAATTAGATGAAGATTGGGAAGCATACCGTAAAACAATAGGATTGAAATAATGGACTTTTATCTCTTTTCATATTTGACAATGATACTCTTATGTGTTATAGTGTAAGCAACTAAAGGAGAATTAAAATTAAAATACTTACTAATGATAATATCGCATATGATCTCGATAAGATTCCAAATGAAATAGAAGATATTCGATATGCGGTCCTTGACTATTCGGACCCAAAGAATCCAGATTATTTTTTTATACCACTGATTTTTCTTGAGAGTTTCTATGCACCTGCTGTAGTATTGAGCATTGGGGAATTTACGGTTCAAATGCCGTTGGATTGGTCAATATTAGTGTGTGACTCAGATTACAGTGATTTGGAATTGATGCCACTAACCAGCCTTAATGATAGGGGATTTCATACAATGACGTATAATCCCTTAAGACATATGGTTCCTAGACCACAGGAAGTTATTATTACTAACGTATATGCGGAAGTTAAATGGTTTTTTCCTAAATTAAAGAATGGAAATATCTTGGTCGTGCCATTAGAAGATAAACCTTATCCTAATTGCGCATTATTTGTAAAAGAAATAAGTAAACTACCAGATGTAATTCCAATTGGATCATTATTTGAATAAATTTTACCTGGAGAACAATCTTGGATGACAGCGATTTAGTATATCGTCTTCGAAAACGAGCAGAGATACGTAGGCAAATTCCATCACGCAAAAGTGTGCAGGAAGGAAAGGCAGACCGAATTGCAGATTTATTGGAAGAAGCGGCCACCGAGATTGACCGTTTAAGGCAAATCAATGTAAACTATAGCTGGGAAACAAATCCTGAAAGAATGGGGCGCTAATGAATGATATGAAAGATTGGCTAGCTGGGTTTTATGAAATGAATCCAGATGCCGTAGAGGTTGTAGAAGAAAAGATTAAAAAGAAACCAAGCACTCTGACACTTGCAATGGAATTACCTGCAATGGATTATTGTGATAAAGACTTTTACAAGAATTTATCAGAAGAACACAAAAAGGAAATTGGATTATGGCTTCTTATGCGATATATGAGTTCGGCACAAAATAATCCTGAACATCATTTAATGATGGTAAATGATTTAGTAAATCACAACTTCAATAGTCTTTCTAAACACCCAGAGTTACAATGGAAATTATTGACATTGTGTGGGACAAACAGAAAAGAATTTCATCCCTGGATACCACCAGGTAAAGGTATTCAGAAAAATAAAGTTGAACAGGCACTGCTTGGTATCTATCCTTTAATGAAAGACGAAGACATTGAATTACTACTTAAAATAAATACAACAGAAGAAATTAAAGAATTCCTCAAAGACAATGGTTTTGATGATAAGGAATTAAAGGAAATATTTAAGGCAGATCCTAAAGGAACATAACCTTGTTGGCCAAAAAGATAATGAAACAAGAATTTCAATGCAAATATTGTTCTGTAAAGTTTCATAAAGAAACAACACTCATTCGGCATATGTGTGTTAAGAAGCAACGATACATAGATATAGACCAACAGGGATCTCGATTCGGTCTTAGAGCATTTCAGCGGTTCTATGAAATATCAACAAAATCAAAGAAATTAAAGACGGTAGATGAATTTATCGATAGTCCATTTTATATTGATTTTGCAAAATTTGGAAATCATCTTTCGGCATTAAAGCCTATCTATATTGACAAATACATCGACTTTGTTATCCTGAATAGTGTAAAAATAAAAGATTGGACAAAGGATTTTGTTTATGATTTATATATTGAGGATTTAGTCAAGAAGGAACCTGCAAACAGCGCGACAGAACGGACAATAACAGAAATTATTGGATGGTGTGATAAAAATAATGTATCATTTGATCAATTCTTCTCAGTCATAAATGTAAATGAAGCAACTCATCTTATTAAAACAGGGAGAATAAGTCCTTGGGTATTATATCTAGCGGGATCAGGTGATCTACTAATGAAGCGATTTAACGATGATCACGCCAACGCCATTGCTCCAATAATTGATGCTGGATTTTGGATGAGGAAATTTAAAAAAGATAAAGATGATGTTGAATACATAAGGACATTATTATCCGATGCTGGTTTATGAAAGATATTTGTATTACAAAACCAGTTATAGGGAATAAGAAATGAAACAGGTGAGATTACCACTAGAAATGAATTATTATAAAGAAGTGATGGCTGAATTTAAAGAACAAGCTATCAAACATACATACTTTTCTGGTATGAGAATAATTGCATTTGAAAATGATGAAGATGCAACTGCATTTGTCTTGCAATATGGTGGAACAATAACCTCTGTCATTGGCGCATTAAACAAACCTTATGTCAAGAGGTTGGACGTATGGTCTCCATAAGATATACAGATGATATTAAAGAATGGTTAGATAAAAATGTAGATCGTGCTAACTTAATATATGAAAAGTTTGAATGTATAGTTACATTCAAAGATGAAGTAGATGCAACATTCTTTAAATTACAATATGAAACTCCTATATTAAAAGATTTGGGCGTGGGGATCTTTTATGCGCCATATATTCCATTAATGGAGATATCACCAAAATAACATTATGAAAAAAGTTTCAACTGACGTCGATATTGATGTTTTTGGTAGAGAAAATATCTTAAAGGGTATTGAATGTATCTACGGGCGCATTAATCGAGAAGGGAATATATTTGAAAGACACCCTACTGGCGTTTATTTTCAAAATATTCCACGAGATCCTACAACAAATATTTGCACCATAGATCATAAAGTTGCAAATAATTACGGTTATTTCAAGATTGATTTTTTGAATGTCAATATGTATGAAGAAGTAAGGAACGAGGCACATTTACTTGAATTATTGGATAGAGAACCACCTTGGGACTTTTTTGAATTCGAAGAAATAACTGACCAATTATTTCATCTTAAGAGTTATAGTTATTTGTTAAGGAAGTATAAACCACAGTGCGTGGAAGATTTAGCAATGATTCTTGCAATCATTCGTCCATCAAAAGCATATCTGCAACACTCTTCTTGGGAGGATATTAGAAAAGAGGTCTGGGTAAAGGAAGATAAGGATGGATATGGCTTTAAGCGGTCACACGCCATTTCTTATAGTTTAGCTATTATTGTGAATCTGAATTTACTAATTGAAAAGATGTCCAAGGAATAAGATGTATAAACTTGTAAAGTCTATGGATGTAAATGATATCATCAAGGCACTCCCACTTTATGAGTCAACCGATTCTATGAAAATTATTGTAGATGAGTCGGACTTGATTATATTTCGATTAGTTGGCGTTAAATTTAACTACTCGGAGGTAGTATTCGAAGACTAATCAGTTTTTCGTATTAGTTGAATTTGACGCTTCTTGATACGTTTCTTCATTATATTATTCAAACTTGTGAGAGATCCAAACATAAGTTCCACGTCCTTATTTACAACAGTTTTAATACAATACCTGAATGGCAGCATCTGCCCCTGTAAGAAAATATTTATAGGTAACAATCTATTACTCTCCCACCACCAAGTTTCACCCAACTCTAAGAATCGAACTTTCTCTTCGGGTGTTCTGATTGCTTCATAATCATAGAAGCTTATAATTTTATCATCCGAGTTTTGTATTATTCCAATGAATTCATAGGTTTGGTAGCGTAAGCCGCTTAGGAAGGGAAATTTTTCTTTGATATCATTCAAATCTGTCATATGCTTTATTTATACAGGCTATTGTTGGGTGAAACTTTTTCTTGGTGTATGATGATAAATATATGAAAGGCAGGGTATATGGACATTACATTTCACAAATTATATTTATACGACCACGTGAGACAATTGTTGTCAGTGGGTGATACCTTTTGCCCCTTAAAGGATAACGGCCCTATGCATAAGCAACCTATTCTCGCACATAAAGGAATTGATAACAAAATCATTTTCAGAACATTGAATCCTGATAGAACACCTGTGAGCTTCCCCTGTGGCCAACAAATTTACGCCAGGATTATGAATCCGGATAACAACGAA